CGCACGAGGTCCTGACTTGGTGTGTTGCTCATCCTCACAGTGAGAGGACGCGCGGAGCCCATCACCCGAAGCCCCACGACTTCACCAATCATGTAACGTCAAAAGCCACGGAGAAAGTACAATCAACCAACGAGGATCACTAGAACATGGCAGCAGCTCCAACGAGCGCGCCAGCATCAACGATGTCATCACCCAAGTCAACCACACCATGCCCCATGCTCGACATGGCGCGGATAACACGGTTCCAGGCCTCATCAGGCAGCGTGTTATGAAAAGAGTGGCTAGAAGTGGCAGGGTTACCGGGGTCAAACCGCACCCTCCATTCCATAGTAACCAGGAACTCTATAGTCTTGGGCGTCTCGTTGTTTTGGACGAAGATAATGGGTGCTAAAGCAGCAGGTCGGATAAACCGGTTCATAGTGGTCTGATGACCGGTAACGTCGCTGAGCTGCATGAAGTCACTGTATTCAGACATATCCAAGGGATAGCTGTCACATTTGACTCCTTTGATCGCCAATTTTCCACCTGATAGCAACCTCGGAAAGTAATTTGCAGTTACTCTTCCGGCCAGCTCACTCCATGTAACGCCGGCTGGGGAGTCCCCAATCGCCATCTGCTGATTAACTCTCGTCATCGCGAATATCCCGTCCGCGTTTTGCAAGGAAGCTGGGTTCATCACCTGCACTGTCAACCCTGCGGGCACAACTTCACAAGCTGACCCCAGATTGCCCATCGGCAATTTGACAATTAAGGTGTTACTTAAATGGGTGACGTCATGTTGAGGCACAACAGCCTCAATGCCACACCAACTGAACCACTTCTCTGTTCCATAGTCCTTGAAAGGTGCGAACATGATGAAATCAGAGCTGCTCTTATGCAGCACTGTCGTTCGTATCACCGTGTATGGACCCACAGCTCGTGGCAGACCCAACGTCCTTGGAATCCTTGCGTCCAAGCATTTCATCAGCATTCTGGTGTTACTCGCTTTGGCTTGTTTGGTGCCAAAGGCGCGTCGAGCGACTGCGCCAACGCCCTGGGTGAGGACGCTAGCAGCGTTGCGACGCATGTTGGCGCGTGGGCGCTTCATCTTCAGCTTCAAGTCCTTGCGCACCTTCGCAAGAACTTTTCTCGCCCCGACTGTTTTCTTCCCGTTCTTCATCGTGTCTAGGATTAAACCTTAGATGGATGTAATTGAGTTCTTCGTAAACTGCTTTCGAAAATGATTCGATGCGAAGTTGTAAGAGGTTGTGCTGAAAAGTCAGCGCGTTAGAACCTTGAAAGGATTTGAACAAGATTCATACAGCACAAACCCCTAGCTGCGACAAAATCTTATGCGATTTTTAGTTGGTGTTGAACAACGCAATTTCAAAACAATCCTACGCTCACACACATGTTGATATATAGCAGGTAAGGCTCCCGGAGTCTCAGTACGTATCGAGACCAGTGGCTACCGAACTCACTGGTGGTTTCCCCCTGCCCCGTCACCGTGATCGTGACGTGCAGCCAGCATATTGTTCGCCGGGCTCAAGCTTTCGAGCCTGAATCAACCAACACGTGATAGAAGGATTTTAATAGCGAAGTTCACACGAACGCATGGGAGAATAGACTCCTTATACCGCGGGCGCTAATCCCTATTTCCAGACGCGGTCCATCCCTAGATGATTTTTCGTACCAAGGTGCTGTGTTTTAAAATGGGGGGGAGGCCCCATACATGGTTGTCATTACCGTAGTCATTTGCAGTAAGGTCGCATGGTGCTCAAGCCATTCACCACTGACCCAGTGTTTCCACCCGCAGATGGAAGCACACGTACGAGGGTTCAATGCCCATTATCCACCCAGGCGGGATACCTGAACGGAACATCCATTTGGCGCAAAATGCAATCCAAACTTCGTCGCTCTACGTACGCACTGGACATGCTTCACCTGAGCCCTCCAGCCCAGAACCCAACCAAGAAGGTAGCATGCCGCCCTCACCGTAATCCGTGCCAAGGATCCCAGGCTCTTCACCATCCCACCATGGCTACTGAGGCATAAGGGTCAACCACCACGGAGCAACTAGACATTATCGTGGCACACTAGAAAAGGCATATAATTCTAGGTAATTCTGAAAAGTTTTCAATTCGTTAGGTATCATCTAATCAGAATCGGTTGTATCTCCTGAACTCAACGTCCGCACTCCATGTTCCCTGACGCGGGTGACCAGCCCGTGTTCAGTTGTCAAGTTCAGCCAGGGCTAACGCGCAAATAGTAATCCCTGGTTTTTCCTAAAAGTAAGCGGTCAAAATAACAGCAAAAATAATGGTACTAGGTGAAACTCTCCTGGACGTTTTCTATACAAGCCAGGAGTTGGGCACAAAGCAGGCCAGATCTCTGCCATTGTACTCCAAGGTGGTCAAGCCGGCCATGTTGGCAGCTTCCTCCGCTGAGAAAGGGCCAGCATGAACGTTTGCCAAAATATAATAGTCGTCTCCTCCATCGAGGAGCGTCTCTGGCTCAGGACAGAACGCCAAGACCTCGGCGTCGCTGCCCACATCACCATGCTCTTTGATGTAGCAATCTCGTAGCATTCCGTTGACCTCTTTGAGCTTTCCGCCTTTACTTTGCGCATCAGCACGCATGGCAGCAAAGAAAGCGTACATCGGCTCAAAAAATCTGAAAGCATTCATCATCACAGTTGCGTATATGGCGATGGTGGCCCAATAGGCATCCTCCTCAATGATCGTAGTTGCCCAAGCCTTAGATTCAAAAATCTTCTTTATCTCTGGGAACATCACCACATTCTCGCCGTGCGTGACCATCTGGTTGTCTTTGACTAACGCGGTGTAGCCAACAAACTTAAGCTGATCATAACCAACTGGATTGACAACTTTCAACTTAGCGGACCAACCATACTTGTTGAAAAACTCATCGCACAACTGTCCGTTGTTGAGCAACAAGATCTTTTCATTGAGCGCTCCCAAGGTGTCGTCGCCTTCGAAGGCGAGGTAGGCGGTGTACTTACGCCCATCACGTGCGCTAATGTAATCAAAGTACTTGCCTTTGCTTCTCAACAAGCTTTGCACAGCAGCATCGACATGACCTGGCTTCACTAACAAAGTGAGCCAGGCGACGAGATTTTGCAGAAAGTTTCCTGATGAGGTGATCCTATCACCTGATTCCCTGACCGGTCT